GCGGCGAGTGTTAAACAACAGTGTACCTTGAGGATACAGGTCAGGATCTGGGCAATCCAGATCAACATAGTTGCTGGTCAGCAGACTCTGAATTGTGGGAACAGGATCGAACACAGGATCAATTGTGCCGTTAGAACCCCAACGTGCATCAGCAAACACAATACCATTTTCTGTCAACTGGTCTGTGTTATCAATGGCTACCCACTGATCTACACCGTCAACGCTTTCCCAACGACTGATCACAGGATAGTTTTCCAGATCGTTTGTATCGATCCACAAATCACCGTATACCAGGGCTGTGCCATCACTCTGGGTGGTTGGTGCACTTGCACTTGTGATTGGTCCGTTTGGATCTGTTGCTGGAGTTCCAGTTGCCTGTGGCAGACCATTGCTTGCATAGCAAACATTGCGATATCCCTGCCATGAACCACCAGCGTTGGTCATGATATCAACCTGGTTTACAACACTGAAGAACCAGTTTGTATTGTTAGCTGGGTACAGTGTGGGAGCGATGGGATTGGGCACATAACTCAGTGGCTGCCATGCACTCAACTGAACGCTGAAAGCAGGAGTAGCCAGGCCACTTACTAACACAACACCAGTAATAGCACCAGCAGAAACTGATGTTACCTTCAACTGATAGTTAGCTGTAAATGCTGTGTAGGGGTTGCCACCAGTCACAGTGATCATGTCATTTACTGAATAACCTGATCCAGGTGCATTGATGGTAAATGATGCTGCGTAACCTGTTGTACTAATGTTAAATGTAGCACCACTGCCACCAGTGCTGCTTGAACTTACACCAGTATAAGTCATGGTCTTATAAGGACCAAACTTGGCACCAGTTGTTGTGCCTACTACAAAGCCAGCGTCAACCACAGGGCTTGTGCTGGAGCTTTGACCACCATCGTTAAGCACTATTACGCCACCCAGTGTATGTGTCAACACAATAGCGCCGGTTGAGCTAACTTCTGCTGTGGTATCAGGGATAGCTGCTGCTGTCCATGCTGTAACAAAACTGCTGGCATCTAGACTGCCACTGCCTGGCATGGTAACTGTGTAGGGACCAGACAGTGAACTACTGTTGGCCTGACTCACATACACATCGAAACTAGCACTGTTGTTAAATGCAGGGCTAGTGGCGCTTCCCACGAAAGAACTTGGGCCAGAACTAGCACGACGGAACACCATTAGTGGTGCGCTGAATGTAGAATCAAATCCGTATTGTGCATACAATGAACCCACGGGAATGGCTCCGCCGCCGGTGCTGTCTAGTGTGGCATTTATGGCTGCATCACTTGTTGACAGTGGACACTGAACATTTGTAAACAGTGCGGCTGCCGAGCTATAACGACCCATCACCAGGCTGGTTCCACCATTAGCTGCATTGGTCTTGATCCAGACACTGCCAGTGGGGCGTGGTTGGCTGTCGGTGCTACGCCACAGTGGCTGTTGTGCGTTTGTGCCATAGCTGATTGCAGGTGCGTAGTATGTTCCTGCCACAATTCCCAGATCATTTAGAACAGCGGCTGTACTTCCACCACCAATTATCACAGTCTGTGTCTGCAATTCGCAATAAATTTCAAGTCTGCCGTTGGCGTTTGCTGCGGCTGTAACCCAGGGAATGTTTGCAGAGTTGATAGCACTGGCTAGACCAGTAACAGTATTACTGGGAGATACAGGCACTGCAACAGATGTGCCGTTAATTACGATACTGCCTGCGCTTACATTTGTGGGTGCATTTGAACCCTGAATGGTAGGCATGCTGGATCTCCAAGCAATGCTTCCCACTTCTTGCCATTCATTTACTGATGTTTTGTACCAGTATGTTGAGTAGTCAGATGGCTCTCCTGCAACAGTGTAACCGTTACTATCACAAATAAATGTGATAGCGTAGTCGCCAATGTTACCTACATACTGCTGTGGACGACCAAAACTATCAGCAATATCAGCTGGATCATTCACAACCAGTGGAGTCTGGCGTGTGAACTGTCCAGTACTGGCGTTAAACTCAAAGATTCCCCATGTTGTCAGGGTAGTATCTAACCAATGGGTACCATCATCTGGGGCTCCTGCTGGGCGTCCAGTACGGCCAATCAAGCTAGCTAGATCAATGTCAGCACGAATTGCATAGATCAAGTTTGTAGTGCCAAGGACACTATAAGCAGCAAGCAAACCGTATTCATTAAGTTCGTAGCCCTGGAGTGGTGTGCCGTTCGTTGTCTTGTAGAAGAACGGATTGCCAAATATTGTAACAAGATCGCGTTGACTTGTAATTGCATATAGCTTGTTAGCATTGGCTGCGGTGGTGCCAGCAGCAATACCCGTGCCACTAGCATTAGTTTTGTTCTGTGCTGTAGCCAGCACAATCATGGGTACTGAGGCTGGAGCGGCGGGAAGATACTGACTTTCATCTACGATTGTAACTTCTACGCCTGGAGATACTAGTGCCATTTTTGTTTTCCTTTATCTGTTATGTTCGTGATTGTAAACCAGAATCACTAACATTATTTATGAAGAAACAGAAAAAATGCTTGGTTATGGGCTCTACTAGTAGAGTTAATGGTAAATACATTATGAGTGACAGACCCATATGCAAAGCATGCGGTAAAAACCCCAGAGCACCGGCTTATTATCGAAACAACAAAAGATACTACCGTAGTAGGTGCAGCAGTTGTATCAATAAAAAACGCAGCTTACCACTACCCGAACCCAGGTGGAAGAGGGCTGGCTATAAGAAAAAAGCCACATGTGACCTATGTGGCTTTCGAAGCAGTTATTCCAGTCAAATCGTGGTTTACCACATCGACGGTAACTTGAATAACAATGACCTGTTCAACTTACGAAGTATCTGTCTATGTTGTGTAGAACTGGTCAAGCGTAGACACTTGACCTGGCGACCAGGCGACCTTCAAGTAGATCCTTGATGCCGTCGTATAGTTCAGCCACTAAACCGTCATTACGCAATACATGATCATAGTCCAGGCACACACTGCTATATTCGCTAGCATGAACATCTGGGTATTGTGTTTTAAAAGATTCACTGTCTCGGCGGTAAAGATCAACCCACTCTGGATCAGGGCCCCGAACTACACGCACAGTGATTCCGCCTAGCCGCTTGATTGTGTCTAACTCATTTGAGAAACGACAATCGCTAATTACCACATTGTCTTGAGTCTGACGCAAACGGTTTTCCAGACTAGCAGTCCAGATATCCGCATGAAAGCCCACACGACAAACATCTGTGCCCCAATACTGTAAGACCCAGCGTGGAGTCAAGTCTGGTATATCCAATCTCTGGGCCCACCAGGGATCAACTTGTTCCCGCCAGATTCGGGCTTGTGCTGTTCTGCCCTCAAGCAAGTCTCTGGGCCAACCGAACACACTAGCCACTGCATCTTTCAGAGTGCCAGCCCAGCTTTCACGGCGAAAACCGTGAAAGTTTACCAAATAATCCGCAATGGTGTCTTTGCCTGCACCAATCAGGCCTGAAATACCTATGATCATCCTGTGATCTTACAGGCTTTTTGTCAAAGTGTCAACTGTTAGCCCTGAATCCAGGTCAGTGGCTGGCTCCAGTCCACATAACGCTTCAATTCATCAATCAATTCAGCGAAACCTTCTTTGGCTTCGGCTTTCATTTGGGCACCATTCAGTGTAGTGCCACCACCAGGCCCAGCCACAGTGCTGTACTTTTCACGGGCTTCACCTATGATCATCTTGCACTGACACATGGTCCAGCTGGTAATCCAGTTATAGATACCTGGATCCTGCAACAATGTTATTTCAGGCTTCATGTTGTCTGTCCAGAGCAAGACTTTTTCGCCAGTGCCCTTGAAGTCACGCACTAGCTTCAGTTCTTTGGTTACTGGATTGAACGTGAAAATCACATAACCACCAAACATACGGGCGGCCAGTTCAATGTATCCAGCATAAAAATCATAAGTTGCCAGACCACCCGCATAGTTATAGTTCAGCAAGTAGGTGTTCAGGATGGCACTACTGAATGGGTCGAAGCTACTGGCGGCTGGTCCAGTTTCCAGACCCACAGTTCTACGGAATACCTGACGCACAGTGGTTATTTCTTGCGGCAGAATGTAACTGTTCTTGTCGTTTTCTATGGTCAGAAGGCTATAACTTTCTTCATAGGCATTCTGGGCACGTTGTCTATAAGTAGCAATTGCGTATTTGTAGGCAGCCTCATAGTGTTCGGGATCCAGTTCCAGATCCACTATGCCTTCACCCAAACGCAACGCCACGTTGCGAAACAGTGCGCTCTTTAACTGTTGTAAATCAGCCATAAAAATACCCTATCGTAATAGGGTATTTATCAGAATTTACAGGTCACCAGGCCTGCGATATTCACTGTGAGTTACATCAAAGCGTCCGCCTGGATATCGTGCTTCAAGTTTACGCACATTCTCTGCGATGACTTCGTTGGGATCATAGCCCAGGGCACGGCAAGCATTCACCCAATACCAGGCAATGTCACCCAGTTCACGCATCATGTGGAAGCGGTTTTCTTCGTTGTAGGGCTTGCCCTGAAACACCATCTTCTTCACAATCTCACTGAACTCACCAGTTTCGCTAGCCAGTCCAATACTTGCCGTGAGTAACAGGGCAGGATTTAGAACCGGATCACGGTCCAGTTCAGCCAGACGAGCCGCCATTGCGCTGGTATGATTGCTGGGATCACTGGTCACAGCCTCCACAAATTGTTCATATCGTTTCAAATCAACTTTTGCCATTTTATTTCCTTATTAATGTGCACGGAGAAAGACCAGATTCTCACTGGTTCTTCCGTTGGGTTGTGCCTGTACGGCCCGGATTTCAGTAAAAATTTTGCGGGCCGCAGGCTTACCAGCTGCCATAAATTTCTTTAGCACTTCATCAGGCTTGCGAATGGTCTTGACACCACTCTTGGTGGCATCAAAGCCCACTATGGTAGTGCCCTTTACGCCCAGTGTACCCACATGGCTGTCAGCCACATAATAGTGCAGTTTACGCTTGGCAGTGTCGTAAGCCCAGACCTCAGTTGCACCCAGGATCTTGGCTGGATGCAAACTGGTGAGCTTGAGTGCTTCATCAGTCTTTTGGTACTTGATCTTGGCCACAATCTTTTCAGGACTGACTGCCTTGCGCTTGCGAGGTGCCTTGGTTGCCTTTTTGACGTTGACATACCCGCCCAGACCTGTCAATACTGCTTCACAAAACTTGATCAAGGCACGAATCTGGAGTTTGCCGTAGCGGCTGTAGGCCTCATTCAGTTGAGGGTCACGGCCATCTGCCACTGCTTGAAATTCATCACGCTTACGCTTCCAGACTTCCACAATCATGGGCACATGTTGAGCCATGATGTTGCGTTCAGTCAAAAT